ACCTCATCGACTTGCGATCTGCGGCCTTCGATAGGCTCGAGATCCGCCGTTTCCATCAAGGCCGCTAAATTGTCGCCCGTCAGGCTGCCAAGTTGGTGCCCAGTGGTGAAGATACCTAGATAGTTGCCGCCGCCAGTCCATTGCCGACTATCGAAAGAAACCGGAACATCCTCAAGAACAGGGTATGCCGTGCTAAGAGTTTCGAGCGTGAAACCTTCGCTCAACGCGGTATATATCAATTCATGGCTGATCTTTGCGTAGGACCACTCTTTGGCGAAGCGATTATAGATCAGAACCGTATCCGGGTGGCTTGCGTCCGTTGCGTCGGTCGAAACAAAAGAGAAAAAGATGTATTTGCCGGAGGAATCATCGCTGGCGGTAATCAGGCTGGTGGTATCCGGTGCAATATGATCCTTGAACCAATTGTCAACTTTGCTATCGCCTATCGGCTCAAAGCCACCGTTGTTGAACCGGATAAAGCCGGACTGGCTATAGTAGAAAATATCCTCGCCAATCTTGTGTATCGCCCCCGGCGTAATCAGCCCCGGCGCCTGGTCTATAGGGTCAAGCTGGAAAATTGCTGGCGGCCCAACATAGGTCATGCGAACAATGGAATTTTCCTGGAAAACCCAACCGACTTCGCCGCCCATGATGCGGTGTATCCATCCCCCACTAGTCAGGGTCTGGGAGTCACATTGGTTGGTTCCGGGCGTCCACTGCGCGGAGTTGTTGAACCCAGACCAGAACAATTCGTTGGGTGATGTGGAGGTGTTCCCCAGCACCACAAAGTCTTTGACGATGGCGATATGTCTGGCGTTAGGCGGAGAGCCTGCTAGATTGGCAAAGAGCGTGGATGAGGCGAGATCGTAATACTGGACGGAATTGGTAATGCTTGTGGCGAGCACGCGCTGCCCGAATTGGGCAAACTCCCATTGATCGGTGGCTGGTACGGTATAGCCGCCGACTTTCGAGACATCTCCAAAGGCCGCTGCCGGCAGCTTGTAGAGCTTCGTCGCATCTCCGGCGAAGCTGTTGGTTGTTCCCGTCGAGTCCTGTGCTGCAAAAGCACCCTGGCACTTGGCGGCAAGGCCGGTCGTTGAGATAGCCTCAATGTCTTTGACCGGAGCATAACCGCCCTGCCCGGTCGGATAGACGTTCTTGGTATCCTGCTGCCCCTGATTGGTCAGCCCCTGTAGATCGGGCTGCCAATTCTGAAATCTGACCTTCACGGCGTTGTCGTGTCCGAACGGGCGGTCCAGGGTGTAACGTGACGGTCTGCCTTATCAGCACTGTTCAGGGCATTGACCATACCGGCGAACTTCACGGCGTTAAGCTGGGCCTGCTCCATGTTGCGAATATGGCTGAAGGCTTCCAAGAGCGTGCCGTAGAGATAGACATTCGGCGCATTTGCCAGAATCCAGTTGGTATCCGCGTCTGCGGATAGGGCCGTGAATTTCTTATAGTAAAGAATATTTCCGGTGTAGCTGGTGTCTGGTGTGGGGGCGAGATAGAACGCCTCGCCTTCCACAGTATAGATGACGGGCTGGCCGGATGTGCCGGTTCGCGCGTCCGTCCAGAATGAATCCGGCGTCTCGTAGTTCAACTTTCCGTTCGGCGTTGCAGCGAGATAGAGGCGGCGCTGTTGCAGGTAGCCGGTAGGAAGCTGGATTGACTGGGCATTGAACGTGGCATAAGCCCGCGTTTCCATCGCCCTGACCCGTAGCGGCGCCGTCTCAAATGGTGGCTCTTTGGAGCCATAGGCGATCCGGGTTTCCGCCAACTGGACATAATATGGGATTTGCGAGGTCAGGTTTGAGCGATTGAGGAACGTGGCAACCTGAGACTTCAAATCCGCAAATGTGGAAATGGTCATCTAGCTGGTTGTCCATGTGGTAGAGGGCGCGGCTACGTCGGTCCAGGTATTCGAAGGGCCGCTAACGGTGGCCCATGTCGTGCTGGGGTTGGCAACATCTGTCCAAATCGGCGGCACAGCTCCAAGATCAAGGCCGCGCGTAATCAGGTGCGCTATGTCGCCCCAGGAACCGATACCGGAGCGGACAACGAGCGAGGAAATGGCCATTATGTGGCGCGAGTTATAGAAGTGGGTGCAGCAGAATCGTTCAGGGTTGCCGTCGCGGCAGTTGTAGACCCGTCTACCTTCTTGACGGTCAATGTCGTGCCGGCCACTGAAGACTCATAAAGCATCTGCTGTGTCAGCATGACCGATTGTGTGAGCGTCGGGGCCGCACCATCAGTCGAATAGCTCTCTGTCATCTGGGTTGTCAGAACTGCCGTTGCGTTCTGCGCAGCGGTCGGCGGCGCGGTATAGCCAGCGGTCGCAAGACGGCTGGAAACCGTCGTATCCAGATTGGAAGCCGTGAGGCCGGTTACTGAGCCAACGGCGCCTACAACAGATGCAACAGTTCCGACGACATTCCCGCCCACGTTTCCGGTGACGGAACCTACGGCGCCAGTGACCGAACCGACGGCGCCCGTTACGCTGCCAACAGCCCCCACGACAGAGCCGACAGACCCGGTGACACTGCCAACCGCGCCTGTAACAGACCCCACCGATCCAGACAGGTTTCCGGTGATGTCGCCCGTGAGTGCAACGGTCCATGCCGTGACGTTGGCCAGGCCGTTGGACGGAAGCTGAATGTTCGTGCCAGCCGTAAGCGTGCGGGCAGCAGTAGACCAAGCCTTGTCCGCTGCGGCCTGTGTAATATCGACAAGGCCAGAGGACAGGCTTACTTGACCCGTTCCAGTGCCAGAGGACAGCAGCACCGAAGCGCCGATGTCGCGCGCCGTGATTGCCGTACCCGATCCAGTGGGACCAGCCTTGACCATATTGGCGTCAGCAAGGCCCGCAGCATCCACCACAAGCGTTCTGCCAGCGGTAGCGGGAGCAAGCCAGCCTGTCGTGGGCCGCGTGTAGATAACAGCCGGAGCGCCTAGAGCCTTGATATTTGCGGTAGCAGATTTGGCGCTGACCATAAGGCAATCGGCATTGGTCTCAGCCTGAGCGGCGTCGAACAGGTAATAGCCGGGCGCGTTGGTCGCGTCCATTTCGGTTGCCGCCGTGTCGGCCAGGACAGTTACAGCGCCATAATCCTTTGAGACATAGGCAGTAATGTTCGCGGCATCGCCCGTCTTCGGAACATTCGAAGTCGCGTCGAACGCGAACACAATGAACTTACTGGCTACATTCTTGAAAATGGTAGCCTCCTAGGCCGCGCGAGCGATGTGCTGTTGATAGAAATAGGGATTGAAAATCCCGCCGCCCGCTGCCGGCGTATAGGTGTAAACGATGATGCCTTGGCCGCCGGTTCCGCCTAAGCCAGCCGCCCCAGCAGATTGACCACCACCGCCGCCGCCACCGCCATATGTCCCGCCGTTGCCGCCAGCGGTTTCCGTGGCCGCGCCATAACCGCCGCCGCCACCACCAGATGCGCCGTGGGTTGCGTCGAATGTTGTATCTACGCTGCCATTGCCGCCGACGGTCCCGCTGGACCGTGACCCGCCGCCGCCAGCACCTTTGCCAGCCGTGCCATTGCCGCCGTTAGCAGCACCGCCGCCAGTGCCATCAGTGCCATGGCCGCCCGTGCTGGAGCTGCCGTTTGATCCGACTGTGGATGACCCACCATTTGACCCACCACCGCCGCCGCCATTGACAGTGCCGTTAGCGCCGCTACCAGCCTTACCAATCCCGATATTACCGGCAGAGCCGCCGCCGCCGGACCCGCCACGGGCTGGGTTTGCATTACCGCCAGCACCCGCGCCGCCATTAAAGTTCGCGGTTGTGCCCGTACCGCCTGTGCCACCCGCGCCAGCGGTAGTCGTAACGCCATTATTCCCGTTCTTGGCCTCAAGAATGATCGTGCCGCCACCGCCAGCACCGTTCTTGACCCACGCACCAGACGCACCAGATCCGGCACCGCCGGAAGGCATGTTGATGTCATAGGTCGTGGATGCTGAAAGGCCAGGCGCGTTCCGCTGGCGAAACTCGCCGCCGCCACCGCCAGCACCGCCACCGCCACCCGCGATACCGGCAGCACCATTACCGCCCGCGCCGATAGCTTCCCAGACAGCGGTTGCATCGTCATAATCGGATGCGAGGGCAACGGTTGTGCCGCCAGTAATTATGACCTTAGTCATGGGCCGCCACCTTGGCCCTGGTTGTTCAGGTCCTGAATTTTCTGTTGCAGCAGTTGGCCAACATCCTGGTCAGCCGCCATGACAGGACCGAGCGCCAATTGCAGAACATCAACGGGCGCTGCGCTGCTGTGATAATCAGCCAATGGCACCCTTACGCAGATCGTGCCCACTGGATTGAATGCAGGATCGTCTAGTTCTCCGTCGCCATCCGGCAGAACAATCATTTGCAGATTGGCCGCCATATCGAAGACCAATTGCGCCTTGGTAGCAGCCATTTACCTCAACCGAACCCGTTTAGCCCGCCGCCCAATAGGTCTAGAAATCATGTAGCTTCCCAATACCCATACGGCACGCCATGCGCGTGCGTGAGTAATGCGCTCTGCGGCGGGATGAAGACCTTGATGCCCCTGCCCCTGGCCAGGCCAATCAGGTATTCGAGGTTCGGGCGCTGATAGGCGTATTCACTGTCACAGTGCAGATCGACGCCCCATATCCCGATGCGATCACCGGGCTCTGACTCCAACATCGCCTGTGCCATCATCCAGGCTATGGAGCTTTCGATATACGGCGTTCCATCCCGCGTATTTCCCACCAGCTTTGAGATGGCCGTCTGATCGATTGCAACCGAGTTCGGTATGTCGTCATGCTTTTCCAGCATGTAAACCGGGACGCCCGCTATCTTGAGACCTCCGACGTTCCACTCTCCGTCCTCGGCGTTCCCGTGGTACATGCGGAAATTCTGGTGCGTCTCGAACAGGCGGTGCGTGACCGGCACGGGGTCCCAACCGAGAGTCCACAACTCCCACTTCTTGCTGTCCCACGGCGCATCGGAGCGAGTGGACCAGCACCGCCCAATAATGGCTATGCTTCGCACTAGTGCGGCACTGCTAGATAATTGGCCTTCATCCGGTCAATAGCGGCGAGGATAATAAACCAAGCAATCTTGCCGTCATTCGTGCGCCGGTCTGGCTGGCCGTCGTATTTGCGCTTGCGGGCGCGGTTCACAAGCTGCGCCTTATCCCCGGTCAGCTTTTCAGTGCCGTAATCCGACACAACAACAGTCTCGAAGGCATTCATCAATGCGGCACATCCGGTCCCGATGTCGGCATTTTCCGGTAAAGATGCTG